CGGCATTGGTGACGGCGGGGGCTGAGTCCGCACCCTGCTTCAGCTCTGTCTCGTTCGCATCCGCTACTGGAGTGGCATTGGCAGTTGTTGCAGCGACATCATCGGCGGTCGCGCTCATTGAGCGTATTTGTGCCCGTGTGGAAACGGTGCACGAAGGCTAGGCTTGGCAGGGTTTTTTCAGGAAGAGGGAAATAACTGGCGCAGGCGCCTTTCCGTGCATCCAAACTCGCGTGCGTACTGGCGCAGAGTGGGAAGCTCGCGCAGTTGCTCGAGCAGCGTGCGCCGACGTTCCTGTGACGTGCGAGCGGCCTCGATCTGCTGGTCGGTGAGTTTGCGCGGTCGGCTCATTGCATCATCGCCTCGGCGGGCATCTGGTCTTCGTACTGTGGGATCAGCGTGCCATTCGGGCCACGCTGGATCGCCTTGATGCGCGGACGTGGCGCCGAAGGCTGCATAACCACCTGCGGCTGGCTCGACGCATGGATCTGCGCAAGGGTCGACATGGCCTGCTGTAGGAACTGCGCGGCCTGCTGCTGGATGTCGGTGACGGCGTTCTTCACATCGAGGCTGAGCGCTTCGCGTGCCCCGTCGACCTGTTCGGTGGCCTGGCCAGCCTCGGCTTTGGCCTGCGAGAGCACGAGAGCCGCTTCCTGCATCGTGATGTTGGCGAGGGACTTTGCGACATCGGCGTCGAACTGCGCGCGCTTCACGCTGAGGTCCGCGATCTGGCCGTCCAGTTCGCCCTTGTGCTTCTCGACCTCTGCAGCCGCGGCCTGAACCATCTGCCCCTGCTGCATGACCATGTCCTGCATCTGCTTGATCTGACCCATCGCCTGCTGCACTTCAGGCGGGAGCTTCTTGTCCTTGTTGAGCGTCTCCTGGATCTGCGGAGGCAACAGGAACCGCGCTCGCTCGGCGAGCTCGTCCGAATACGGCGTATCCATCGCCTTGAGGATCAGATCCGGGGCGATCTGCATGAGCGGCGGGAACGCCTGAATGAGCTGCGTAAAGGTTTCGCTCGCCTCCTGGCGCTGGGTGGCGAAGCTCGGGCCGACCGTCACTGTGATGTCGAACTCGCCAGTCGTGAGGTCGTTCACGATGATCGGCTCGCCCGTCTGTGGGTCGACGCCCACCGTATTGACCTTGATGTAGTCCTCGGCGCCATCGATCCCGAGCACGCGCACGATCTGTTCAGTGTCGAGGATCTCTGGGATCAGGTCGTTGAAGATCTCCCATGTGCGCTGGACGCCCTTCGCCATGTTGTCGGGGAAGTTGAAGTTCACGAGTTGCGTCTGCTGCTCGCGTCGGCTGATCGCGATGCCGGACTTCTCGTTGGAGCGCTCGCCCAGGGATGCGTCATAGACGCCTGTGACGTCCTTCAATTCCTGGTCCGCGATCTGACTCTCGGCCAGCAAGGCGGCGGGCACCTGAGGCCCGGCCATGCGCTGAGGCGCGCCACCCCCCTTGGGGTCGCTGTTATAGAGCAGGTACGGCAGGTTTTCAGTGAGTGCGCGATCCCACGTATCGGTGTGACCCTTGGCTTGCTCGGCAGTCGCCCAGAACTGGCTGTTCGGCGCGCTCGCGATCGTCTCGGTGATCGCGGTCTGCGTGACGTTGTAGCGGCGCTGGGCATCCTTCGCCTTGCGCACGAGCCCCCACCACTTGGGCTTGCCATCCACGATCTTCCACGCGCCGTGCACGACGATGAATCGATGCTGACGCCCGGCCTGGCGTACCGGGCCCTCGAGAATGGCATCGCCCGAGGCGATGCACATCATGATGCGATCGCAGTCGACCATGCCTTTCTCGGCGATCAGGGATGGATCGATGCTCTTTGCGGCCTTACTGTCGGCGGCGATCTCCCGACCGTCGGTGAGCTGCCAGATTTCGCGCTGGTACGTTTCTTTGTACCAGTACTCGCAGACGCGGATGTTTTCCTTGTCGTCCCACGCCGGATCATCGGCACACTCGCCTTCCGTGAAGCTGATTTTCGCGGCTTTGCCGTACTTCGCGGTGTATTCGCTCGCCGGCAGGCTATCGATCAGGCACCAGTCGCGCGCATCGCGCTTCAGCGGGTCCGTCGAGGCATCGTCCCAGTAGAGGCAGAACGGGTTCGGGATGGGCTCGGCCCGGATTCTCTGACGCTTGAGCGAGTCCTTCACGTACTCAGTCGTGACACGCCACGCGCCCATGCCACCCTCGACCTGATACACGCCTGCGTAGTCGCAGATGGTGTCGAGGTCTGAGACGTTCGCGATGTTCCGACACAGGCCCTCACGCACGCTCGCTGTAGCCTTGTCGCTGTCCTCGACTGCGCGCACCTTGCCGGCCGGGCGATTGGCGCGCATCTCGTTGATGAGGCGCTGGCCCTTGATCGAGAGCTTGTCGAACTCGTAGCACGGCCGTGAACCGCGGGCCTTCTTGACGGCCTGGTCCCACTGCTCTCCAGGGATGGAGACGAATTTGATGTCTTCCTTCGCCTCCCGCCGATTGGGCTCGTCCGCTTCGATCATCTTCGTGCAGCGCTCGCGGATGCGCCGGAGCAGTGCCTTCTTGTCGAGCTGGCCCGGGGTCTTGTCTGAATCGTCAGCCATTACATGGCCCGCCTGAAGTTGCGATAGGGGGTGATCGCCGGCCCTGAGTCGTTGCTCAGTTGGTCGGCGACGAGCGCGAGGTAGCGCGTACCGTCAGCGCCATTGCTGTCATCGGTGTGGAGCGGATCGCCCGCCTGGCCGTCTGCATTGACCCGCCGTCGATAGCGGCCCAGACGGCTGAGGAGCTCGCTTGCATGGGTCTTGTCGAGGTACAGGCGCGGGAACACTTCGCGCGTCTTCCTGATGCCCTGCTCGCGATCCACGTTGTCGACGATCTCGACCGTCCAGCCGAGTTTCGTGAACTGCTCTTCTGCGCTGGCGCCCAGTGGATTGCTGGCGCTCGTGAGCGTCTTGGCGCGCGCATCGTGCGGCAGCCACATCGAGCCCCAGTTGTACTTCAGGTCCGTAAGCTCGGTGTGATAGCTCGGGATGTCCCGCATCCGGTCTTCGATGTAGCGGATTACCCGGATTTCGCTGGCGAGTCGCTGCACGAGCAGCAATGCCATGAAGTCGTTTCGGCCCAGATCACATACGACATGCACTTTGAGCATGGGGTCGTATGGGACGTTGCAGAGGCGTCCCTCCGCACGGAGCCGGCTAACCTCCTTGAAGTAGATTGCGCCCTCAACAGCCGGACGGCACATACCCCCGTAGATGTGGGCGTAGTTGTCGGGGTCTTCACGCTGCATCTTCTCCCGGGCTGCATCCAGCACCTTCGAGCGCCAGGGGTTGTCCTGCCAGTTCATCATCGTGACGATGCTGTCCGGCTGCTGGGTCATGACGAAGCGCTTGTAGGTTTCGTCCGTGTCCATGTCCGGATTGAAGCTCACCCAGATCTCAGAGCCCGGTGCGCGGATCGTGGGCTCGAGCAGATCCCATGAGCGCTTGGTAATCGTCTGGGCTTCCTCTACCCAGCAGATCGTCGTGCCCTCGAAGGACTTGATGCTGTTCGCGGTCTGGCCTGACAGGCCGTGGAAACTGATCTGCGTGCCATTCGCGCCGTGGATGTAGTTCTGCTGCACGTCGTAGAAGTCGCCCATGCCGAGCGCGGCAACCTGGTCCTTCAGTAGCTGGTGCACGGACTCAGCGATCGACTTCTGGACTTCGCGCGTGCACAGGATGCGTTCGGGTTTGGCGCGGCCGCGGGCCAGCAGCATGCGGGCGATAGACCAGCTCTTCGCAGAGTCTCGTCCGCCATACAGAACCTTGAAGCGCGCCTTGGGAACCAGCGTCTCGGTGGCCTTGCGTGGCAGGTCGATCTCAAGAGCTGCCATCGACCGCTCGGATTACGATCTCTTCGACCTTGATGGCCGGATCGTCCTCTCCGCCTCCGATGATCGCCTGCGGCACCTTGCCATCGACGCGGTTACCGATCTCCTGCCAGGCGTCCTTGTTTCCTTCCATCGCCTGCGAGACAACAACATCGGCAACCTTGTCGAGTCCGGCATCCACCGTCGCGTTCGTTGCACGCGCCAATGCGCGCTTCAGCGCCTGCTCCCAGAGCTTCGCCTTCTTCGCGTTCTGATTTCCGTTGGGTGCGGCCATTGATTCAACAGCGAAACGACTGATTGATCATGAGATGTAAGGCTGGTTGCGGACCTGAAAGTCCATGCTGTCGATGTACTGGGTTGAGAGCCCGTAATCGGCTGCTACTGAAAGGGTTTTCGTCTCCAGCACGCGCGAGCTGTCGAGCATCGCGGTCTGCGCGGGAGTGAGCGTGATGGTCGCAGTCGTTCCTGGGGTAGCTGATGTCCAGCCGAGGATTTCGCCGCACTCATTGTCGAGGCGGTACTTCACGTTGGTGGGCGTCACATCGGCGTTGGTGGCCCGGTCTCTGAAGCGCGCGACAATGACCATGCTCGAGCGCTCGTTGACCTTGCGTGTCGGGGTGCTGAAGTAGATGGCGTTTGCTGCAGTCATTCGTCGTTTAACAGCAACATGAGTGCTGCAACCTCCTCTTCTTCGAGCATGCGTTGGAGTTCACGATCGAGCGCCTCCATGGCGCTGAAGTTCGCCTGAGTCAGGGCGCGCACGTAGGCAACCTTCGCTCGGTTGGACAGCTCGAGCTGCTCTCGGGAGTGATCGCGGACCAGCCGCTGCAGGCGATCGAGTTCCGCGCGACGTTCGTCCTCGGCTTCCTGACGGGCGAGCAGCAGTGCGATTTCCTGATCGACCTTGTCCTGCAGTTCCCTCGCGGCCTCTTCGCGCTCCTCCTGCTCCCGGCGCTTCTTGCGGCGGCGCATCTGCTCCCGCTCGTATGCATAGAGGAAGCCACCGGAGAACGTGTCCTGCACGGGTGGTGCTGGCTGGTCTCCCAAGCTGACAGTGATCTCGACGCTGGATCCGGGCGATACCTGAGACCCACCTGCCGGGACCTGGCTGATGATGAGCCCGGCAGCAACCACGGAACTGTAGGCCGTGGCCACGCTGACTGTGAGGCCCAATGCGGTGATATCGCTGGTCCCCTGCGCTTGCGTCTCTCCCACGACATTCGGGACGGTGACGAGCGCGGGTGCATCGGCCGGGCTTGCCGCGAACCCAAGATTGAGGACCCACGCCAGCATGGCTATTTGTAGAGCACATTGTAGTCAACTGTGCTGCCTGGGCCGGTCGATCCGGCGCGGGTCGTGGTGATGGCGATCGTGATCGCCGTTCCGAATGCGACACCGTTCGAGATATCGAGATTCGCTGCTGATCCAGCGGGTATTCCAAGCGACAGCTTTGGTGTCGTCGTTCCGAGCGTCACGCTTCCCGTGGCAACGTCGAACACCTGCACGTAGGCAACCGATGCATTCGGATTGTAGAAGTAGTAGCCATAGAGCTGGCCCGCACCAGCCTTTACTGCCGTGACGGTCGCTCCGATGGAGCCGCTTGCCGTTGACAGGCCACCCGAGGTCACCGGGGTTACCTGCGCATTGACCGCGAATGCGGTGTTGTCGCTTGCGATCGTTACCCGATGGGAGCCGGTACCCGTCGCGCCATTGCCCATGAGGGGCGTGACGCCGTTGATCTGGCTCACGTTGACGGACTGATTGGCTGGCAGAGCTACCGAGTCAGGCGTGACAAGGAGCTTGTTCGTCAGTGCGGGCTGGTCGGTTGCGAGCACGACACGCAGAGTGCCCGCAGACTTGTTGCCGCTGTTGGTGTCCGGCGTGGTCCCTGCGACCTGGGAGACGTTGACGGATGAATTTGCGGTGATGGATACGGTGCCATCGACCGTGACAGAGCCGCCGTTATCCGCGATCGGCAGGGGATTGGTCGTTGAGACCAGCACCCCTCCTCCGGAGGCGCCGTATACGAGGCCCACGACGGCACGCGTATCTGTGCCGGCACCCGTGTCGAGATCGGCTGTCGTGAGCTCTGAATCGACCGTGACGGTGCCTGAGATGCCGACCGTCCCATCGACTGTGAGGCTGCCGGCGTTGTCTGTGACGGGAAGCGCAGAGATTGCCGCCGCACCGTCCGAAAGGCGCACGAAAACAGGAGTCCCGACCGGCGCATCGACCGTGAGGGAGCCCGCGTTGTCGGTGACAGCCACCGTTCCCGACACGGCGACAGTCCCATCGACGGTGAGAGAGCCGCCCGCATCCCCTACAGGCAGCGGATTGGAGCTCGAGACGAGGGTTGCTGAATCGAGCGCGCCCGCCGCGAGCTTCACGATCTGGTAGTGCGTGCCGCCTATGTCGTCCGTCGCAAGCGTCGCACCGCCAGAACCAGCATTCAGGGTTAGCCCGTCAGCCATATCAGCCCACCCCGAGCGCTGCGAGTGACTTCACGGTTACTCCCGCCGCAGCGGCTACAGGCACGAAGATTCTGCGGCGAGGCCCCGCAAGGTAGCCGTCATCCGATGTGGCGGGCGTACCGTTCACTGTCGGCACTCGGGCATTCCCCGACAGGTCGCGCGTGTCAGAAGCATTCCGCAGCGGCCAGTGGAAATTGATGCTCGATGGAAACATCACCCGGCGCAGCGCGCTTTCGATCAGGAGTTCCGCATCGGTGAGGACCCGATTCCAGACCTTCACGCTCCAGTGGCGTGCGTTGGCGTAGGTCGAGTTTGCGGACACACGCCCGAGCTGCAGGAGTGTCGGCGCCCCCGCGGCAGCGGACATCGTGGCAGCCGCTGTGACCCACGTGTTCGAGCCCATCGCGCGCCAGCCGGCCTCGAGCTGGTTCGCGCCTGTGCCACTACAGCGCGTGTACCAGAAGAATGGCGTCCCAGTTGCCGGGCGCGAGCCAAACGTCGTTGTCGAGCTCGACGCACCACCGATGAGGCACGTGATGCCCATCAGCTCGGTGCCACCGCCCTCCCATGCCAGCAGTAATCCATCGAGGCCCGCCGACAGGTGGCTGTAGAGCGGCTGGAGCGTGTTCGCTCCCACGTCTGAATTGATCAGCGACCAGCCGCATGCCGTGAAGCTGGTGTTCGACGGCAGGTTCGCCGTGCGCGACAGCCCCATCGTCGATGCGGTGATGCTGATGGCCATTCAGGTATCGCTGTAGGCGACGATGACGCGGGTTACGATCGCGTCCCCGGTCATGGTGTCGCCGGCATCTGCGGGAGCGCGTCGAATGCGCAAGAACACGGAGTCACCGGACGCGATGCTGTCGAGGTCGCTGACCGTGATGTCGAAGGTGTGCAGGCGCTGACCCGTCGTTCCGAGGTGCGTATCGCTTGCCAGGTCTTCCGTCGTGAACGCCTTGGTCTCGATGTCCTGCGTGTCGGTGTTCGGCGTGATGCAGGCGAGGCTCGCCCCGAAGGTGATCGCACCGGAGCTTGCTGTATCCGCGTACCACTCGATGGTGACGGTGAGATTTCCCGAGCCATAGTTCACCGCTGGGAAGCGGAAGAACACGGTCTCCTGCGTCGTGGCGTCGAAGGCAAGGCCGGAGACCGGGAAGTTCGTACCCTGAACGAGTGAGGGAGCCGCTGGGTTGCTGCTCGGGAACTCGCCATCCCCAGCTTCGAATACGTGGCGTACTGTGGCCATCAGAGAGTCCCGTCAGGAGACATTGAAGCGCTTCTCGACGACAAACATCAGCAACGCCGCTTTCTGCTTGGCCGTGAGCGCCCCGCGTGCGGGCTGTGGGATCGCGCTGTTGAACGCGGTCGAGTTATCGTCGACCCACGTGTCGATGGCATCGACGGCGGCGCGCAGGTCAGCCTTCAGGATCGTGAACCCCTGGATGACCGATCCGCTCCGATTGATGTCTGCACACACGAGCGCTCTATCTCCGCTGGTCAGTTGAGCCATGAAGCCTCCTGGCTATACCTCAGCTCTCTCGCAACTGCTGGAGCAGCGAATAAGGGACGTGCATCGGATTGGCCGCCCACCACCGCGCAACAAACTCGACCGCGATCGGCGATCGGCGCGCATCGACCGCTACGCATTCCTTGCAGATGCGCTGCTCGCCTCGACCGGTCTGGCAGCGAGGGCAGTACATCAGGGGGCCGGCGTTCCCACGCTCACCGTGGTCTCGGTGCTCGTGCTCACACTCACCGTGATCACGCCCGTTGGCGCGCTGGGTGTCGTCTGGATGCTTGCCTGGGCGCTTGCCGAGGCGCTGGAGCCCTTCACCACCACCGGGGATGGGTTCGCCGCAGATCTCACCGACTCGGTCGAAGAAGCGCTGACGGCGGTCACGGCGTACCAGTACGAACCGCTTGCGAGTGCCGTGTCCGTATAGTTCGTGACCGTCGGGCCGAGCGACTTCACTCTGGCGAGATTCGTGCTTGAGGTGCCGCGGTAGACGTTGAATCCGGCGAGATCCGTGAGCGCAGAGTTATCCGTGTTCGTGGTCGGCGGCGTCCACGTCGTCGTGGTCTGCCCGTCGGCTGCGACACACGTCAGGGTGTACTTCGTTGGCGCACTGACAGTGACCTGAGTTGTGCCGCCGGTCGGCGCCTTGGCCCCGGTCCACCCGTCAGAGGCCGTGCACGAGCTCGCACCGCTGACCGTCCACGTAAGCGTGGACGTGTACGGCGCGACCCCGATCGCGGGATTGAGAGAGACGTTGACGGCAGGGGCGGCTGCGAGAGAAGCAGACGCGAACAGGAGAACGAGCAACGCGGCGATGTGCTTCATCGTCCGATTGTCGCGCCTACTCGCTGTCGTTATTTGATGCCTTTTCCACATTAACCCGCACCCGCGATTGCAACGTGCGGCTGATGTAGTTCGAAACGTACTTCGCTGTCAGTCCGAGTTCCGCTGCGAGCTTCTTGTACGGCGTGTGCTGCGCGATGATTTCGGCCTCGCGATCGAGACGGCGTTTGGCTGCGTCAGTCAGCCGTGATGGTCTGCCTCTCACGCTATGCCACCTCTCGCACGATGATGCTGTGAAACGCCTGCATCATGTTTTTTCGCAGACGGTACATCTGCGTTTTCGACGCGGGCGACTTCACGTCTTCGACGATCAACTGATCCGAGTGCCGTAGCAGATATTGGAAATCCGCCTTGTAGCTGCCAATGCGCACCCCGTTGAGTTCGAAAATGAACTTCGGATGCAGGACCAGCCCGCGGACCTCGCCCATGCGCTCCAGGAACTTCAGCTCTCCATAGCGGCGCGCCTCGGCCTTGCTATCGAATTTGATCCCGTCCACCACCGTTGGCTTGTTCCGATATTTCGAGGTCTTGCTGGCAGAGGGATTTAGCCGCAGCGGCATCATTGGTGTACCCCAGGTAGATCCCGCGGTGAGCGCGGGACGTTGCCCGGCGGTAGGCGGTGTAGGTGTTGTTGGATCGATCGAGCATGTAGCGCTCGCAAAGAGAGATCACGTAGCCATGGGTCCTGGCTTCGCTGGTCCATACCGGCGTACCCCATTCGAGGCCGGACTTCTCCTTCGGAGACTGCGTTTCGTGGGGATTCTCACTGAGAGATGCCGGAAGGGAAGACATCAGGCATACTTCCTGCTGTGTATATCGTATATGAACACCGTCATGATCAAGCTGTTGCTCGAGCATCCGCGCGCGCTCATTGAGTCGGGCGTTGTGATCCCGTGCGCTCTGCGCGGTCTCCTGGACTGTGATGACGATGAAGCGCTCAGAACAGTTCTCCAGGAGGCTGCTGAAGCTCATCCCAGCCAGCAGGCTTCTTTCTGTGAACCCGGAATTCGTCTCCGGGCGTAGTCCAGAAGATCTTCTGACTCATCGCAGCGTGACGTTCAGCAGCTTTCTGCTGACTCTCCAGTCGTGCTCGATGTAGCCGTTCCACTTCGACTCGCTGCTGTTCAGTAATTTCGACACCATCGAGAGCTTTGGCCCACCCCTTGAAGGGCGGCCACTCGATCCCGAGCACTTTCAGCATTGCTGCTGTCCATGCCCCCTGCTCCCCTACCCATCTCTTCGTTACCTTGATCACCTGTGACCCTCACCCTGACACCGCATCTCTATCCCGTTTGTCGGTCAGAACGAACCCCAGCCCCGCGACGATCGCAGAGCTGGAGTTCACCCTGACACCTGCAGCGCTCTAGCGCCCGTAGTCAGTTGCGGTCACAACAGCGGTCCGCATCCGAGTTCCCTTTCGAGAGGCTTTGCTCTCTCGTCAGCTCGGGCCACTCGTTTCACTCGGCCCTATCGCCTACGCTGAAAGCCCGCCAGTGGCGATTTGAAGCAACGTGTGCTGGTGAAGCTGTGGGCGCCCACACGTTGCTAGCCTGGTACTAGCTCGGTGCCGGTATGACTCCGTGCAATGTGAGGAGCGGCCAACGGTTCTTTTTCACACCGCGGCATACGTGACGTTTGAACGTGTATCGCTTGCCTGTCGTCCCGAGGCGTTTGGCTCGAGGGATCTGCGGGCCGCCAGTTCTTCGCATGCGAGCGGCCCACGCCGTGCAGTGCTTGCAGGCGCGGGTAAATACCGCGTGAATGTCACAGGGCGCGTAATACTTTCGGGGAGCGCTCATGCGGGACATCCCGTACGTGTCACGGGACGATTCATCAGTTCGCCCGACGCATCGGGAAGAGCGCATTCCGCAATACCTCACCGCGTGAGCTATTCAGTACCTTGGCTTCCAAAAGCCTGTTTAACGGAAGGCGGGAAGGCTTCGCGCATTGTGAAGTTGAGGATTGCTGCGGCGCGGACTGAGATATTTTTCGCATGGTGAGCAGTAACTAGGCGTTGATGTGACGACGAGAGCGCGCAGCCGAGCGGCCGAAATCCACGAGCTCCCTTTGGGGAGTCCCCTCGTAGAAGGACAGATTCAGTTTGAGAGCGCCGTTGCTGATGGCCTGCGCTTTGATTGCGCAGTTCAGCGGGATCGGCCGGTCCTCTTTCCACTGATTGACGGCACTCTTGGTGACGCCCAGGGCTTTGGCGGCAGCGGTCTGGGTACCGAAATGGGCAATGACGTCGGCTTTTCGCATGACCCGCGAAAGTACAGCATGTTAAACCTACAGGTCAAGGATGCTGTACAAACAAGGCCCTATGCTTTCCTTGCAATGGAAACCATGGGCGATAGAATCAAGCAATTACGCCGCGCGCGTAACCTGACGCAGGAGCAGTTCGCCCAAGCTGTCGGTGTGACGAAGAGCGCCGTTTCTCAATGGGAGGACGGCAGCACGAAGAATCTCAAGCTCCAGACCTTTCTGATGGTGCTCGAGGTGCTGGCAACCGACGCCGAGTTTTTGATCTACGGCCCCGAGCGCGGCGCCGCAACAAAGCGTACCTGGAAGGCTCGCCCCGGTCGGGCGGCGGGAACCTAACCCACACAACGTTCTCGATCTGGAACGTCCTGTGGCTGTGCGTAGCCATGGGTGCCTCTACTTCTTGTAATCCCTGATCCTATTTTTTTCCCTGGCTTCCTGCCTTTCCTGCCTACTATCGCATGTTAGAAGTACAGCATGCTTGACAGTTAGTTTAGCTTACTGTACTTTGCCTGCCCATGGACTCCTCGCACGGAGTCGGAGGGCAGACAGATGGGCATCCAGACCGCGACATCCGAAGAGAAGACCAGCTACGCGGTCGGCACCAAGTTCACCGCGCAGGGCGCGCTCTGGACGCTGGTCTCCTGCGGTAACGGCCGCTACGGCCTCCGCGCCGCTGGCGAGAAGCGCACGTACACGATGCCCTGCGCCGAGCTTCACGCCGATATCAAGGCAGGCCGCGCCTTCGTCACCGAGTACCCCTACAGGCCGCAGGTTGTCGCTGGCGTCCACTACAAAAACGTGATGCGCAACTTCCAGAAGGCGGTGCGCCATGTCTGATACCCGCTCTCAGGCAACGAGCAGCTCACAGAGTGCGAGCGAAGCGGTCGCAACGATCGTTCGCTTTAAACACTACCAGTCTCGCTACCGCCCGCACCCCGGCCCGGTTTGGAAGTGGATGTATGACGTGACGGGACTCACCACCGTACTGAAGGGATTCGACAGCCTGGAGACTGCCACGCGTCGCGCCAAAGCATACGGTGCAACGAAGATCGTCCGCGCGTGGGAGGCCACGCCGTGATTCTCAAGGAAGCGCTAGAGAACGCCATCGGCGAGTCGATCGCCTCGGACGGCGCCGAAGTTCAGATCACCGTTCCGGACATCGTCGCAGCCATCGATTACCTCCAACGCGGCCGCCCGGGCGGCATCGACAGCAAGACCCGAACACCAGATGGCTGGGAAGTCTCCGGCTCTGAAGATTCGGTCTCATGGGCGCTGCTCATAAAGGGGAAGCCGTGACCCGCTCACAAGAAACCACAGCGCCGGTTCACCTGGTCGGAGCTGCGCATGACAAAAGCGCTTGCGGATTCGTTGGCACGAAGCAGCTCACCGAGATCCGCGGGCGAGTCACGTGCAAGCGCTGCCTTCGATGGATCGCGGCCAACATGCGCACCGGGGGCCTAGTCCCATGACTACCTCAGTAGAAGGGAACAGCTCTCCGAATCAGAGAATTGCTGAGTATCAGCGCCGCGTTCGCGAGTTGCCGACGATCTATCTCGTCTGGATTCGCTGCGACGATGAGTGCTCCCTGGAGGGCTTGTACGACACCGAGCAACTCGCGCGGGAGGTCTGCCAGCGAATCAATAGCAAGCCGCGCTACTTCGGCCGCGCTCATTGGAACACGCAACGCGTTCTCACGCGCGAGCTGCTGTCGATTCTGTATCCGGACCCGCAGGCGGATGACCAGGGAGTCCAGCGATGAACGTCGCCCCTTCAATCAACCTCGCGCTGATGGCGTGGAAACTGGCCCAGCTGCGTGTATGGGGCGCAGAGATTCTCTCAAGGCCGGTCGCGCGAGATCAGATCGAACCCGGCCAGACGCGCGCCAGCATCGAGTACTTCCACATCCTGCGCCGTCTCGAAGATGGGGAGTCACCATGAACGCGCAACTGAATTTGTCAGAGGAGCTTTGCAGCGATGCAGACGTAGCCGCTAGAACCGGCCGCCCGCTCAGCGGGACGGTTGAGCTATGCGCGGCGCCGGAGCCGATCTCTGGCGCCGCGGTCTCTCGCCCTGTGTACGACAACACCTACGTTCGCAGTCGGGAAGACTGGCTCGTCATGAACAGTGGCGCACTTCTGCAGTGGTGGAACGCTGGCGAGCACGATGACAAGGATTTCCACTATTTCTGCCTGAATCAGCACGAATACGAGCTGACGAAGCACGAGAAGGAGCCACGAGACCCGCGCGCTTCTAGTCCGCTCTGGAGGAGTGGCATCTGATGAACATCCTGCGCCCTTTCACCCGCGAGTACTGGATCGAGGACGAGGACATACGCGCCGCCGTGAAGCGCGTACCCGAGGCTGGCGCCAAGGCCATGCAGCAGGCCCGCCTGTCCGCTATCGCGCTCGAGCAGGATCGCGAACAGCTGCGCATCGACTTGATGCGTCAGCGGCGCGAGAACATCGAGCAACGCGACCGGATCGAAGCCGCGCTGTCCGAGCTCGACGTCCTCGACTGCCTGGAGCGCGCGTCGTGAGCAACCAACCGCTGGCTGACGACCTTGTTCTGCACGCTAAGTGCACGACCTGCAAGAAGGTCTACCGAATGACGCCGGAGCAGCGAGCCGAGGCGCGCGACTTCGGCTGTGCGTTCAGCCCTTGCTGTCATGCCGTGGCGACCATCGAGCGCGCCGAAGCTACGTTGTCGACGCGGAGGGTGCGACATGGCCAATGACCAGAAGGCATTCCCCGCCCCGTACTGGGACGTGGATCAGATGCGCTACCTGAATCAGGGGCTGACCAAGCGCGAGCTGTTCGCCGCGATGGCGCTGCAGGGCTTCTGTGCGAATCCGGCGGTGTTTGCAACCAACCCGATGAGCGGGTGGAACCTCGTGAACTGCGACGAAGAGCAGCTTGCGAAGTACTGCAACAAGATGGCCGATGCACTGCTCTCCGCACTAGATGTTCCGAAGGGGAACAAGAATGTTTAATCATGGGCTTGGTGTCTGGCTGTCCGGGCTGTCTGCGCGCGTGCCTCGCGCCAATGAACTGATTCAGCCAAGGCCGAGGGGTCGCGCTGTGCGCATGCTCGCCAGCAATGGCACGTTTAACGGCAACCGAAACGACGAGAAGCGGAAGGCGCGCTCCGCCGAGCGGGATCTTCGCCACGATCAGGTATCGGCGTTTCATGCTGGGCTAATCGTGTACGCGCCGAAGCGTCGCATGAGCGGCGCCATGACCGACTTGCTGGCAAATCGCCGTCTGCGCCAGACGCGCGGAGGGTTGTAGGTCGTGGCCTCAAATCTTGTTTCGGATGAGCAGCTCGCTGGCGCGATTGATGCTTTTGATGCCGCGATCACGCGTGCAGGCATCCCACCGGGCGATCTCATCGATGCCGATCACCTTGCCCTTCGTGCCATGCGCGAACTGCAGGAGCGGCGCATCGAGGTTGAGAAGTACAAGGCGTGGGCCGCTTCATGTGAGCCAACGCCTTGTAGCGCCTGCTTCGATGCGCATTCGCAGATCCCAAGTTACATAGGAATCCCTGACGGCGATATCGCCGATCGTGTCAGTGATCTTGTCGAGCAACTTGAGAAGGTATGGCAGGAGCGCGACGAGCTTCGAGAGACGCTGGCTCACCTAACACGCGGCCAGTCATCTGGCGAGACGGGAACAGCTCACGCGAGTCTCGCGAAGCGCTGGACTGCGCTTGCCGACCTGTACGAGCGGGAAGGCATAGCGCCCGGCGTAGTTGAGCTGGCGCGTGAATCGGCCCTCGCGCTACATCCGAAAACATCTTGTCGCGGTCCTTCATGCGGCCACCCGAATCCGAACGAGGAAGGCACATGCCCTACTTGCCGTGAATGGCGAGAAGGCAATCGGCAGTGCGACCACAAGGGATTAGCCACCGTCAATGCGGACGGCTTCTGCCTGATCTGCGGGAAGGAGGTTCTGTGATCGGCTTCCTCGGCATCGTCTACGACACCAAACCCCGCTCGGTCGTCCTGCGGCCGATCACGCACCTGGCGACCGACCTGCGTGATCACCACTTGAAAGCCCGCTGGCATCGGCTGGTGAGGCGCTGGATACGTCCGTGACCCCTGAGAAGGAAGCACACGCGCGCCGTATGTTGGCGCACGCAGAAAAGGTGAATGCGATGAACGCTGTTGTCGAGAAGAAAGACGAGCCACAGTTGCCGGCTCCGGTCGCCCGTCGCGGCCTGAACGAGTTGCAGTGGATGGCGTTGCGTAACCTGTTCCCCGGCGCCCGCGGTGAATCGGTGCTGATGGCATACGACTACTGCATCGCTCGCCGGCTGGACCCGTACAAGAAGCCGTGCCACATCGTCCCGATGAGCTACAAGGACGCGAAAGCGGACCAGTGGGTTTATCGCGATGTCGTCATGCCTGGCATCTACGAGTACCGCACGACGGCGCATCGGACGGGCGAGTATCTGGGGCACAGCATCCCTGAGTACGGTCCGCAGGTCGAATACAAGGGCGTCAAGGCACCCGAGTGGTGTTCGATCACTGTTTATCGCTGGAACCCCAAGGCCGCCCAGCGCGCCGAGTTTCCGGTACGCATCGAGTTCCACGAGATCGCCGTCACCAAGAAGAATGGTGACCTGAACGACCGTTGGAGTTCAGCGCCGAAGATGCAACTCACCAAATGCACCGAGGCTGCGGCGCTTCGCGAGGGCTTTCCCGATGAGCTGGGTGGTACCCATACGGTCGAGGAGATGGAGGGTCGCGTCATCGACTCGACCGACTATCAGGTCATCGAGACTGGCGGTACCACGGGCGACATCAATCCGCGCGGAGACACGTCCGGTGTGGACTGGGAGATTCGCGATCGCCACATCGGCGCCATCACGGACATCCTGAACGCCGACAAGGAAGAGCACGAGATCGCCGCCGACCTACGCGAGTACGAGGCAACACACCTCATGCCGTTCCAGGAGCTGTACATCACGGTGCTCGACAAGCTGGCGGCCGACAAG